GGGGTCGACTACAAGTCGGCCTGGAGAGACCCTGGGCTAGCCCCATATTTTCTCCAGACTTTTTCCTAAGCTAAATGTTAAAAACCCACGCTGTGGGTCCGTGCTGCTACCTACATGATTTCTACATGCGTGCTAATGCAAATGCAGGTTAGGAAGGCGGTCAGTCGGTTAAACCACCTATTATACTCCCTTCACCTCCGCTGTGGAAGGTCCTTGAGGAGTTGCGTTACGCGCTATCGAGACTGAAGTTCCGGTGGTGCGACGAAAAATCGTATCCGAACCACAAAAGTGGCCCGAACGTCCGTTTGAGCTCGAACTGTGTCGCTTCTAAGAACGTCGATTGCAGCCAAAGTAGTTGATCCTGCTGTGTTTCCAGGAAACCATGAGCCTCTGCTACGAAGGTTCCTTCTTCTAGGCTGCGGACCGGCCATGAGAACTCCTGAAGAGTTGATGTTGTCTGTCATTGAAGGTCCGTAACAACGGAATTGGACAAGACACGGTAGCGGCGATGAATATTCTATTGAAATGCCTGCTACACGAAATGGCCGATCTCCCATAGACTTCAAAATCGGAAATGTGTCACGATTGAGTGCTTGGGTTGACGCAGAAGGGACAGTACAAAAGTACATGTCTGTAATGGCCGCTGGATTGCGCCTGGGTGCGGCTCTGCGTGTTCGACGATTGCTTCTTCGACCTCTCGCCATGTTAAAACGTTAGATTTGTTAGAGTATGAATTCTAGTGCAAATGATGAATGTTTAAATTTGGAGTTAGCCTATCACAGAGTGGTAGGCGTTAGAGACCTCTAAAAGAAAAGCTGCAGACCCAGAGGAGCGGGAACTTCATAGCATAATACCGCTCTAGACGAGGCGCAATGGCTATTCTTTGGTTGATCTGCCGTCTTTTAAAGGGTGAATGCAAATGAATGAAATGCCAGAGTTTAGCATGATTCTCCCGCCGCGGAATTCCGAATCTCACAGGAGAACTCGACCCGCAACTAAGAACGAGTCTGATAGCTTGTAACGCGATGATAATGATTACAGTGAGTAACCATCAGCACTGTCAGTGCCCGCTTCGAATCGGCTGCGCCGACCCTAACGGTCAATTTTTAAAGAAATTT